AGGAACAGTCTCTCCCCGGCATTTTTTCAGGAGGTGTATCCGTGGCAACGAAGCGACTGCGCGCCGTGACTGAGGCGGATGCGCCGGCCAAGCCGAAGACTCTCACCGAGGCGATCGAGGGCGAGAGCTACCTCGACATCCTGATCGCCCAGCGCCGCGAGATGGTCCGCGACGTCGCCGACGTTGGCGGCCCTGCCAAGGCGGCGCTTCACCGACAGATCGCGCTCGCCTCCAAGGAGATCGCCCTGCTCCAGGCGCAGCAGCGCACTGAGGAGCAGGAAGGGGCGAACAGTGCCGAAGTCGAAGACGGCGACTTCGACGCCTCGGCTGTCTGAGTACGCCCGCAAGTTCACCTACCCGGCCGGGATCAAGAAGACCGTCTGGCCGCGGATTGAGGCGAAGGGCCAGGAGCTCGGCCTCGGCTTCGACTGGTGGCAGGCCCAACTCGGGACCGTCTGTCTCGGCTACGGCGATGACGGCAAGTACGTCGCCACGGTGGGCGGCATCGGACTCTCCATCCCCCGCCAGGTCGGCAAGACGTACTTCGTGCTCGCGCTGCTGGTGATCATGTGCATCCTGTTCCCCGGCCTACAGGTCGTGTGGACGGCACACCACCTTCGCACCTCGACAAAGACGTTCACCTCGCTTCGCGGTATCTGTCGGCGGAAGAACGTCGCGCCGCATATCCGGGCGATGCGCTCAGCCAACGGCGAGCAGCAGGTCGAGTTCGTCAACGGCTCAATGATCATGTTCGGCGCCCGCTCGCAGGGCTTCGGCCGCGGCTTCGACGAGATCGACGTCGAGGTCTTCGACGAGGCGCAGATCCTCGACACGAAGGCGCTCGAGGACATGATCGCCGCGACGAACCAGGCGCGGCACGAGCATGGCGCGCTCCTGTTCTTCATGGGCACCCCGCCGCGTGCCTCTGATCCCTCCGAAGCGTTCTCGCAGCGTCGTGCCGAGGCGCATGCTGGCGAAGCCGAGGACGCGATCTGGCTGGAGATCGGGGCGGACCCGGACTCCGACCCGCACGACCGCTCCCAGTGGCCCGGGATGAATCCCTCGTTCCCGAAGCGCACGCCGCTCGAGTCGATGCTGCGGCTGTTGAAGAACCTCAAGGACGAGGACTCGTGGAACCGCGAGGGTCGCGGCATCTGGGACCCGAAGAAGTCGGCCGGCGTGATCCCTGCGCCGTCGTGGATGGACCGCGAGGACGAGCGGTCGACTGCCGCGGCCTCCCTGTCGCTGGGCGTGGAGGTCGGCCCTGATCTCGCCTGGGCTTCCGTGGCGCTCGCGGGTCAGCGCCAGGATGGCGAGTGGCACTTCGAGCTCGACGACGACCAGCACACTCGCGGTCGCGGTGTCGCGTGGCTGGTGCCGCATCTGCAGTACCTCACGGTCAACAACCCGAGCATCCGCAGCGTCGTTGTCGACGTCGCCGGCCCGGTCGCGGCTCTCCTCGAGCAGCGCGCCGGCCGGTGGTTCTTCAAGGGCACGACGCTGCAGGTCACGCCGGTCAAGGTGGCCGAACTCGGCGCGGGCTGCGCGAACGTGCTCGACGGCATCGTGACTGGCTGGCTGCACCACATCGGGCAGCCGCAGTTCACCGCGGCGGCTCTCGCGGCCGGCAAGCGGCCCCTCGGGGACACGGGCATGTGGGTGTGGTCGCGAAAGATGGCCGAGTCAGACATCACCCCGATCCAGGCAGGAACGTTGGCGCTGATCGGTGCCCGCGCACAGAACCAGGACGTCAGGAAGCCGACCCGCACGGGTCGCGGACGAAGGGTGGTGACGTACTAGTGGGCGCTATCAGCGACCAGCGCATCATCATCCTTGACCTGACCCACGCCGAGCAGGAGTCGCTCGACGAACTCGTGCTGCAGTGGCGGGCCAAACGTCCGCGCAACAACATCCGCAGCGGCTTCTACGACATGAAGAACGCGACTCGTTCGCTCATGTCCTCGAACGCCCCGGCTGTGGTCAAGCGTAAGCGGTTCGTGCTCGGTTGGTCGGCCATGTCGGTCGATAAGCTGAACCGCCGCTGCAACCTTGACGGCTTCTACGACGTCGCAGGCAACGACCTGGGCAGTCTCGGCCTCGATGACCTCGAGCGCGAGAACCGGCTGCGCTCGGAGCTCTCTCAGGCTGGCATTTCGTCGCTGATCCACGCCGTCTCGTGGTTGGTGACGGTCAGCGGCGACACCGAGGCCGGCGAGCCTGCGGTTCTGATCCTTCCGCGCGACGCGACGACCGCGACGGGCATGTGGGACGTGCGCCGTCGTGGCCTGCGGTCCTTCCTGTCGATCACCGATCAGGACGACCGCGGCGAGCCGATCGCGATGACGATGTACCTGTACGGCGTCAACGTCATCATGTCCAAGCGGAACGGGCGCTGGTACGTCGAGCGCCGCGACCACGACTACGGACTCCCGGTTGACCCGCTGCGCTACAAGCCGCGCCTGGGCCGCCCGTTCGGCTCCTCGCGGATCTCTCGCGCGGTCATGTCGATCCACGAGCAGGCGCTCGGCGTGATGATCCGAGCCGATGTCAACGGTGAGGCGTACAGTCTCCCGCGCTATGCCCTGCTTGGCGCCACAGAGCAGGCATTCCAGAACGCTGACGGGTCGGTTAAGCCGACATGGCAGGCAGCCTGGGACGCGATCTGGGCTATCGGCGACGACATGGACCTCGCAGAGCAGGGGAACCAGCTCGCCCGCGCCGACATCAAGCAGTTTCACGGCCAGTCGCCGGAGCCGCAGAACGCGCACCTGAGGATGCTGGCGCAGCTTCTCTCTGGCGAGACTGGCATTCCGATTGGCGAGCTCGGCCTGATCGGCGACGCGAACCCGACGAGTGCTGAGGCGCTGCAGGTTGCGAAGGATGACCTGATCGCCGAGGCAGAGCTGACGACCGATGGCTGGACCCCGGATCTGTCGACGTCCGTCACTCGTGCGCTGCGGATGCTCAACGGCGACAACGTGCCGGCCGACCTCGACGTCCAGCCGGTGTGGCGTAATCCGATGCACGTCTCGCGCGCGCAGGCGGCCGACGCTGGCTCCAAGGTGCTCGACCAGTTCCCGTGGTTGCGAGAGACTGAGGTGGGTCTCGAGATCGCCGGGCTGTCGAAGGAGCAGATCCGTCGCGCGCTGTCGGAGAAGCGCCTGGCCGATGCCCGCGCAACTCTCGGCCGCCTGACCACTGCGCCAACCGCCGGGGCTGGCAGTGCCGGCAACGGCTGAGGCGGTCCGCGGGCAGCTTGCCGTCGTGACCTCGGCAGCGGTGGCCGACCTCAGTGCGGAAGCAGCACAGGTGGCACCAGAGAAGGCGTTGAGTGCCATCATGGACGCGCTGCCGGCCGTCGTGTCGACCTACTACGACGCCGCGGGCGCGCTCGCCGTGTCCTGGTACGACGAGCTGCGTGACGCGGCAAAGCCGCCCACATCGTTCGCTCCCGCCATCGTCGGCGACCCGACGACGGATTGGATCGAGCGCGAGGTCGCGAAACTCCAGCAGTCGATCGAGGCGGACCTCGAGTCTGAGATGCAGCGATTCGTTGACGAAGCCACGCGACTAGCCGAGAAGGAGATCGCCCGCGGCTTTCGGGCGACTATCATCGGCAACACGCACGCCGACGAAGACGCGGTCGGATGGAGCCGGGTCGCGAGGCCGGACGGCTGCCCATTCTGCAAGATGCTCGCAGCCAAGGGCGCAGTGTTCACAGAGGAAACGGCTCGCTTCGCCTCCCACCTCGACTGCGGCTGTGCTGCGCGCCCGGAGTTCCACGGCGGCGAGCATGGCCCCGAGGCCGATGTGCTGCAGTACGTCGCATCGCAGAAGAAGCGAACCGAGGCGCAGAAGGTGGCGCTCAAGCAGTATCTCCACGAGAACTTCGGCGCCCCGCAGCCGCGCGAGACGCGCGACACCGACGGCAAGGGGAAACCCACGCGCCCGCAAGACCTCGGCTTCGCATCTCTGAGTCGAGACCAGATCGAGCTCCAGATCCGCATCACGGAGCAACTCAAGGCATCCGAGTGGCGCGACCGGCAACTGAGCCGTCTCCGCGCCCGGCTTGCCGAACTCTGACTACCCCATTCGCGGGGGTAAAGCGCTACGGCGGCGCTCAACGCCGGAGCAGTACCTGACGAGGCAACGGAGTAGCGCTCATGTCCAAGAACGTGCATGCCCTCAGTCCTGAGGCCGCCGACTGGCTCGCCGAGACGTTCGCCCGCAATCGGGCGACATTCGGTGGTTGGTCAATGGAGGTCGACGGAGGCGGGCAGCCGGACGGCGACAAGCCGGACGGCGACAAGGATCAGACCACCTTCACGCAGGCCGACGTGGATCGCATCGTCAAGGAGCGCGTGCAGCGCGAGCGGACGAAGTACGCCGATTACGACGACCTCAAGAAGAAGGCCGAGGGTGCGCAGACCGCCGAGGAGCGGATCGGCGCGCTCGAGAAGGAGATCGAGTCGACCAAGCGCGAGGCCATGCGGCGTCGTGTGCAGGCCGCTCACGGCATCTCCGACGAGGACGCCGACCTGTTCCTCACTGGCACGGACGAGGACACTCTCGCGGCCCAGGCGAAGCGCCTGGCTGACCGGGAGGCAGAGCGCAAGAAGAAGAACAACGTCTCGCCCCGCGAGGGCACCCATCAGCAGTCGCAGGAGCCTGACGAGATGCGCGAGTTTGCGCGCAACCTCTTCGGGCGCGACGCGTAGTCCTGAGGAGGACTCATGTCCGTTCTGACCACTGGGGATCTCAACCTCCCCGACAGCAAGCTCGACCCGTGGCTCGGCAAGGTGAAGTACGGCTCGTCCGTCGCCGCCCTGTCCGACTCGATCCCGATGAAGTTCGGCACCGGCCAGTCGATGACCTTCGACATCGGCGAGGCCGAGTACGTCGGCGAGGGCGCCAACAAGGGCTCCTCGTCCTTCACGCCGACCACTGTCACCACCAAGCCGTTCAAGTTCCACAAGACGGTGCGGTGGACGAATGAGGTCATGTGGGCTGACGAGGAC